ATCGTCGCTATCATAGTCTCTAAACCCATAATTGACTTTGGAATTTCTTGCGAGGAATTTAGATCTTTCATCCTTCGAACGATGTTCATCATCATTAAAGGATCCGTATGATTCTTTAATCGCTTCGCGAATTAATTGACGTAATTTTGATTTTTTCATATTATTTTTTATATGGGAATTTTTTATTAAGTTTTTCTTTCCTTTCATTACATCCACAATCTTCTCCTAAAACTTTATTAGCTACGTATTTAACTCCAGTTTTTTTGAGGATTTCCTCAATTGTATCGCCTATTCCCTTGTGTGCCATGATTAGTATTTGTTATAAATATAAAATTATTTTTATTTCTTTGCTCCTGGTTTTCCCGCATTAAAATTATTTTTACTAAATTCCATTCTATCAACTAATTTAATGCCATTTTCTGTGTGATCAACTGCTACAAATCCTTCTGCTTTAGTTACACGTAAAGTACCATCTCCATTGTCAATAAAATGTTTAGTAGCTACAGCTTTATCATATTTAGTTATGAATATGGTTTTTGCTTCTGCTAGTAATTTACTTAATTTAAAAGCATTTATTATATTTTCTTTATTTGATGTAATATTATTGGTTTCTTCCTCTGATTTAATTCTGAGTTTTTCTCTTCCTCTATCAGATTTAAGTTTTTCCATTTTCTTATCTATTTTACCTTGAAACCAATTTAAAAAATTATCATATGATTTTAAAGGATTGTTTAAAAATTCTCCTACTCTAATTTCACTATTAATGTAAATATTTAAAAAAGAAGAAGGTAATCCCTCATAATTTACTTTAATTTGATCTGCTTGCTTAATTTTTTCTAATACAGATTGTTCTTCTTCATCACTTAATAAAATACCTGTATCATCTTTAAAATAAGCATCATCAAACCAAACTTTAGGATTCTTTTTTAATCCACTTACATCAGCACCAAACGAAGCTCCACTGCCCTTTAAATCATCATATGTTGTGTGAAATATAATTCCTATTTGGGCTGTTATTATTTTTTTACCTAATTCAGAATTTGCTTCAACTGCATATCTAATTGTATTTGGTCTAAAGGTGTAATGTGAAGTACCATCTATGTCTTTTGTTTCAATATCATTATTATCAAACATAAAATCTCCTTGTAATATACCTTTTATACCTAAAGATGGTAAATATTCTAATGCTAATTTTAATTTTTTAGCTAAACCAGGTGCATGTCCATGATTTACATCTATATCTTTAGAAGAATAATTTATTTTTGGTTCTTTATTAAATACTGATTTAGTACCTACAAAAAACTGTCCATTATCTGGATTAATACCTGTAAAAACTGCAGGGGCTCCATCCCATTTTACAGAAACATTTTTAATTGTATTATCTTCTCCTTTTAAGTTTTTAATTAATTCAAATAAAAATGATTTTGCTTGGTTATAACCATCCTGTCCTTGAGTTAATACTAATTCTTCAAGATGTGTTAAATGTGTGTTTGCTTTTGCTTCTAAAATATGTTCGTTGATTTGGTTTTCCCACCAATTTTTTGAAAATAATTTTGGTTTTTTCATTTCAAATTGTGCTTTTGGTAAATTTTCTTTAGCCCACTTAATCCAAATTTGTTTGACTTTAGCTGATTCTTCATCTGTTAGCTCTGCTTCTCTTTCCTCTAAAAAATTATCAATAGCTTGAGTTAATGTAATTTTTTTAGTTTTAGCATTTTTATATAAACCTTGTACAAAGGCGGGAATTTCAAAATCTAAAGTAAAGTACTCAAATGAGGAAACATCATCTGGATCTGTGCCATCAGGTTCAACTCCCTTTCCAAATGCATATTGCCCAACATGCTCTAATTCATGCCTTAAAGTATCTTTAACTTCTGCTATTAAGTCATTATATGCTGCAGGAAAACCTTCAGGGTTATAATTGATTTGAATAACTACTGTGTCTTCATCTGCTTGGCCATTTACTACAAAAGGAAGAGGTCCTAACTCTTCTATATCACTGAGTATAAGACGAGTTTCTAATGTATATTCAATTCCATCTATATTGCCTTCACTTTCTCCCTCAAAATTCCTTCCTAATTCGGCTTTAAATATATTTATTATATAACGAGATTGCATTGAAACTTCTTGGTCGTATCTACCTTCGTGTAGTTTTGGTGTATTATCATAATCACATTTATGACAAATGTATAAATCATCACCTCCATCTTTTATCTTCCAATCCCAACCACAATTATCACAAATAATACTATCTTTTGTTACTTTTTCATATAATTTCCTTGTTAATGTGCCTTTAATATAATCAGGAACAGGAATCATTTGATCCCCTTGTTTTCTCATTGCTTTTTTAAGCTTTTTAAGATTTTTAGCATGTTTAGCCTTTTCTTGATTATTCATCGTACCCATCATTTCATCTAAACCTTTTATTTCATAAGGTATGCCTTTTTCTTTTAAAGCATTTTCATATTCTTCATTTGGTTTAGGTAGTATTACTTTAACAATATATTTATCTATATTTTTAATATCTTTATATATTACCTCTTCCATTTCATCCACCTTTCCATCTCCCCAAAACTCATCATATGTCATATATGAGCCTGGGTCAGCATAGGGGGTGATTTTATAATTAGTACGTAGTTTATCTTTATCTAATACTAAAATAGGGAAACTCCCAAGCCAATCTTTTACAAATGAGTCTCTACTACGTGTTAAGCTTACTGGGCCCCTTAATGTATTACTACTTAGTATATCATCTAAATATTCTGTGTAGTGATATAATACACCAAATTGTTCTCCTTCATTTATCTCATCTACTTCCTCTCCCTCATACATTCCTCCTGCACCCATTCCACCACCAGTGTATATTCCTCCTCTCTTATATTTGTAAGATGGTGGGATGTCGTCTGGTTTTGAGTGTCCCGCTTTCCATTCGCTACTTTTCATATAGTCTAAGACATGGTCATCGGGATTATATAGTTCTTCTTCTATTGAAGCTTCTAACATACTCCATATTTTATCCTTATTTTTAAGAGATAAATGCTCTGGTAGGTATTTTAGAAATTGATCTTTTTCTCCTTCTTTGATAAATCCTCTCATCTGTGTTCCAGATACACCTCCTGATTGAGGAGGAACTATTACTGTTTTAAATTGTATTCCTCTTGGTTCTGCAAATTTTGGAATGCTAGCATATCTTTTATCGTCTGCGTCTTTTTCTCCTAAAGCTAAATATACCATCGAACCTTCAGGTGCTTCTAATTCAATAAAATCATACACATCCCTAACGGGAGAGGGAGAATTTGATGGTAGGATTGTTAATTTTTTTGCTAGTGGATTAGAGTCAGTTGATCTATAAATATCCCACATCGCTAACGATTGATCGCGAGTGATTCCTTCTCTTTCTTTAGATCCAACTTTGACTACAACAGTATCCGCATCAGTATTAGCTGCTAGCCATTTAGCCATATTATAATGACCTGCGTGGGGAGGTTTAAAACCCCCAGGCAGAAGTGCGATTTTTTCCATTAATGGTGGTGTTTTGTAATAAATATAAAGCTCTACGACAAGCTAAGTCTCTTCCTCATCAAATCAGCTGTTGTAAGAGGTTGTGCTTTAAATAGTAATTCGTTAAATTTTTCGAATCCCATTTCGTTTGGGTCTTTTCCCTCCATTTCTAAAAGGTAAACTTTTTTTCCTAATGAAATGAATTTTTTAGCGTGCTCAAAGGCATCTAAAAGTGCATCATCATCCAAAGCAAGATAAATAGATTTACACTTTGATTGGATTATTTTTTTCATCAATTCTGATGATATTTTTTTACCAAATAACGGAATTGCATTGCGCTTAATTGTCATAGCGTCGAATGCGCCTTCACACAAAATCACGGGTAAATCCCAGTTTATTAGCATTTCAAATCCAACTATGTCCTTGGTAGCAGATGCGAGTTTATGCTTGATATATGCGTTTTTATCAAATGAACGACCAACATAATAATTGAGAAAACCATCACTATCATATGAAGGTATAACAACCATATTTTTAAGATCACCTGTTTCGCTGTAGTGGATGTTATATTTTACTATGTCTTGAGGTGTGATTCCTCTTTGTGATAAGTAGTGATTTGCATGTCTTGAAAGTATTGCAGATGAAGAAATCAAAGGCATTACTCCTTGAGGAAATTGAAGAGAACCCGATGGTAATGATTTTACTTTTTTATACTTAAAATTATATTGCTTATCAATTTCTTTTAAAGCTTCATATGCGGCTGGAGGAGCATCTACGGCTTTAAGTAATTTAAATGCTCGATGTCCTTTATAACCACAAACCCAACATTGATGTTTTTGAGTTGATAGATTAAGTGTAAGTTTTTTCTTATGGTGGTTGCAAGAAGGACATTTAAATACAGCCTCCTCTCCACCCCGAGCAGATTTACTTTTACCTAATACAGATTCTAGTAAGTGTTTTAATGCTTCTTCTTTCATTTAAAGTCCCTGTCGAAAAATTTTCCAAGTATATTGTCGTTAAGATACGAAGAATCTTCTAGTACTCCAAGTGAGAATTGATATTTACATTCAAGATATGTGAGTTGTTTTTTATTGTATGCTATGTGAATAATTTCTCTTGTTAAATTATCATTATCTGCATCTTTAATAAATGAATGAGAACCATAGTAAGTTTTCCAATCACTTTCCTTTAATACTCTTTTAAAAGTTGGAGGTCTACCTTTGCCTTCCCATAGGGCTTTTTCCTTTTTACCTAGCTTTTTCTTTAAATTATACATTAGAGATTTTTTACCAATGTATTTTTTACCTGTTGGGGTGTGAGTTGTTTGATAAATAAAACCAAATACATCCTCTGGAAGATCAGAGATTTCGTTAATTTGTTTATCTTTGTAAGTCCATTCCATTTAATGAACGTACGAATAAAAATTTAGGTATCCCAGCGAAGAACGAAAGTAGTGTCTGTTTCGTCGCTACAACGAATTGGCTGTCCTAATTTTCCAACCACTAGTAATTCGTTTTGTTCGTTATAGAGACCTACTGTTGTAACATAGGGTTTAAAGAGAGAGCCAGTAGCAAAGTCTGCTATGTGTTGGGATTGGTCTGATTTTATTTTTCTAGCTGATATATTTGTTGTATTATTAAATTCATGTTCATCAACAGTACATTGATATTCATTTTCATAAATTAAGTGTGAACCCTGAAATTTAAGTTCTGAAATATTTGGATCAGCTATTGTACCGATGGAGTAAGATGGTTGAGTTATAGTTACTATACCACTGGAATAAAATATATTACCCCAATAAGGTGAAAAGGTCTTATAAGCAGAGCCAGAATATATTTCTACATCGGTTAAAGCGCGATTAAATATATTTATATTATCTATAGATCCGGATAAGTGATTTGATATTCCTCCTTTATTACCTACATAAACATTAGCACTATTTTGTGTTTGTTTAATTGAATTATCAGATCCACTAATTCCACTTCCTACACCGTTTATAAAAATTTCCATTTGTGATGATGAAGCTCTACAAGTAATATGTTGATAAGATCCTGTTGTGAAAGAAGAACTTACAGTAGTTACAATATTACCATCTGATCTACCAAAAAATACTTCATTACCCGTAGCATATACTTCAAAAGGATATTGAGGTTCAGAATTAGTATCCATTGGCTGCATTGCACCAGTAGCTGTTGTAGGGTATGCTTCCGCTCCTCCAATAGGGGTGGGAATGACTGTTTTTGTTGTTGATTTTGAAAGAAGATATGATGTCTCATCTAAGGAATGAGATACATTTACAAATAATGCTAATGTAAAATCATCATTAAGATTAAAATGAAATTTATTATTGCTGCCTACTTTTATTTCAGAAGTTGATCCATTAAAATTTACTTGGGAAAAACCTAATTCTTGGTTTTTAGAAAAAGTTACATCTTTATATTTAATTACATTAAAATAATAACTATCATCAAATTCATTTTCAAAAGGACTTGTATATGAAGTTATAGTTTGGGGGTTTAATTTTCCTCTTTGATCATATAGAGGAGTTCCATTAATTCCATCAATTAAATCATCATATATATTTAAATCATATTTTTTAAAACCTTTAACAGGACCTATTTTAAGAACATTTGATCTAATATCATAATTTTTAACAAAATCATTATTTTCACTACCACTTAATATTAAATTTCCTTTAGAATCATCTATTAGAGTATTAATAGAGGTCACATTACTAGCGGTTAGAAAAAAAGTGCCTGGTTTTATTTGATGACCATATAGACCTGCGGGTATTGAGAATATATTAGCATTTTCATATAATTCTCTCTGTTGATCTAAATAATTAAAATCACCAAACCTATTACATGAGTCATTTTTAAAATCTTTATAATAAAGGTGATCTAATTGATTATATTTTATTGTGTTTATAGTGTCAGTTGATGCACTACTATATAAACTTATAGACTCAGAAGTCCATCTTGTAGAAAAATATGTGACTTTATTAGACGCAGCCGATGCGGAATTAAATGTATATTGTTTGTGAGCGTTAAAAGGTATTACCGCTACATCGTTGGCTGTGAATTTTTTATAAACTGACATTTAGGAGCATTTTAGTAGTCTAATTTGACTCTAATAAGTGCTTCCTTTGTAAAGTCTTTTGCTACTGGTTGACTTAATTTGGCTACAGCTACTAAATCACCACTAGCATTGTACAACCCTACTGTTGTTATAAATGTTTTTGGATTATCAATCATAGAATCATAACGTACATTACCTTCACTATTTATAAATGAAGGATTAGTAGTGTAGTTAAATTCGTAATTTTTTACTCTTGTAAAATAATACTGTGAGCTGATTTTTTCTTCTGAATCTAAAATAAATGATCCAGCACCTGAAATAGAATTAAATAATTTTTGTGCCCCATCAGGAGTTACATTATCCCCTACTGCAGGGTTAATAGTTGCTACACGTTGCTCAATTGCTCTTGCATTTAAAATTGCAATTCCCGCATCAGGATAAAAGAAACCATATGATCCACTTCCTGCTGTTTGTGTTAAAGCTGAACCTAACATTGTTCCCGAAGATCCTGAGACAATATTATATTGTCTACCTATATTAGTTGCTACTGATGATCCTGTTTTAGTGATTGAGTCATCTGTAAGTTCAAGTTTAAATCCTCCTGAACCTGATAATTGTAAATCAAAAGTTGAGGGTTTTAAATTATGTTTATATCTTGCTCTATTTACATTAATAACATAAATATCATCAGGGGTATAATCATTAAATTGAAAATTTGAACCCTCATCTCCATATACAAGTTGTCTATATTGATTATAAATACATTTAGTTGATGAATTTCCTTTAGCTCCTGTGTCGTTTGTAAAATTTAAAGAACCTGATCCAGCTTTATGACCATATGCTACAGAATATTGAACTGCTGCTGAAGTTGATGATATTACTTCATTATAAACATTAATGAAAAAGGCACCTGAGCTTGTAGCATTAGTAAAGTCTGCTTGTGTTGATGAAGTATGAGCAGTTGTAAGTATGTTTGTATTATTAGACCATGTAGATGTTACTACTTTTTGAGTATCATTTACTATGTCGAAATCTAAATTATATGGGATTAATCCTGCCATTTTGTTTTATTATGATAATTTTGAAACTTCAAGTGTAATTGAGGTTTGGGCTCCTGAATCAACCCCCTCAATAGTAATTGTAGTTAATAGTGCTGTGTTAGATCCAAATAATGTATTGCTTGTAATAGAATTAAGACTAAATGTATTTCCTAATACTGTTTCTGAGTGTTCTGTTGGATTATATGATGATTGGTTTAATTTACTAGTATCTCCTCCTACTCCTACAAAAGAAGTTAATAATCTTGCATCATGAATAGTTGCATAATAACCACCTGGTTCTTTTTGTCCACCTGCTGTTCCACTAAAATTAAGTGTTGTAGGATCGAGTGTAAAAGGTGTGCTTGTTTTTAATTCTATTCTAGTAGTTCCTGCGGAGATTACAGGTAATATTGATGTTCCTCTAGCTAAAGTAATTAACTTATGTCGCATTATATTAGTCCCATCAGGAATTGCTTCAATTAAAGGCATATTTTCAATTGCTTCCCCTGAGTATTGAGAGCCATTTGGATGGTTTTCATTAAACAATGAGTAATCAATTTCATCATCACCTAAAGAAAATTGTGTGATTTTAAAAGAACCATCATTACGAGAAAGTAATTCGCGTCCTCTTTTTGTTAATATTGCATCTACTGTGATGCTACTATTGTCTAAATATCCCATTAGTGTTGTGTTTTGTTATAAATATATAATTTATTTTTCTCTTGATAGAGTTTTAAGTATTAATTATTTTAGTGAAGGTCTCATCTATTAATCCTGCTTTGGATAGATAATAATCTATATTAAGCTTAACGCGTTTATCTAGTTGTTGTGGTATTATTACAAATCCTTTTTCACCTATTCCATTAGGAAGGGAGCTTTCTTTATCAATATCCGCTATAAGAGTGTGAGATTTATCTAAAAAGGAAAGTTCGTAGGTAAATTCTCCTTGAAAGGTTTCACTTTTATCATATAGGGGCATGTCTGCAGGTTGTGATGATATAAAGCTTTGATTAGTATAGGTAGTATTGGTAGAAGTACCACTATCCTCAAAACTGTACATTCGGTCTACATCAATTGCAGATATCTGGGAAGAAGTTGCGGGTCGGGTGGGCCAAAATCTACTTCCTGTTTGTCCTTTTAATGATAATAGAGGATAGAGGGGTGCATTATCTAAATATGAAGATGTTGAATTTATAGTTAATTTTCTATCTATTTCAAAGGTACCTATACTTCTTTCATCATTAAAACTAGGAGCGAAGTCAAATTCTCCCTTAAATAATGTTAAATGAAGTTCTGTAGATAAAGAATTAGAAACTAAAAAATTTATAGTAGAATTACCAATAAATTTACTAGCAGATACAAAGGAACCTGAGGTTGATGTATTAAATGAAGGAAAAGTATAAGCTCCATTATAATATTGATCTGTGAATTTATTAGATTTAATTGAAGCAGACACATATGAGGGGCTAAAATCTACTACGCCACTACTACCACCGCTTTTAAGACCATACTGAAATACTAATGCAGTAGGGAAGGGGTAGCTTAAAGTCCATGCTAATTGTTTAAATAAAGCCAAAGAACCACTATACTCTAGACCAATGGTGTGACTACTATTATCGTTTATAAATTCTCCATATTTAAAACTCTTTAACAACCATCCCTTATTCATCTTCACATAATTCTGTGTATTTGCACTTAATGAATTTGGAATTGAATAATCAAGTAGCCTTATATTAAATGATCCTCCTGTTGGTAAATCATTAGTTACAAAACGATGAAAAGAATCATATCCCTCCTGTGTTGCGTCTAGAAGTGTTAATTTATCTGTTTTGGGATTTATTATAAGAATTCTATTGATGTCAATGTAAGAGTGTTTTTTTATATGAGCATATTGCTCATCCTCATCCTCACCTCCTATTAAAGTATTACCAATATATAATGCTACTGTTTTATTAGTAAGCACAGGATTTTTTCCATAGGTTACATCACCATTGTTATATTCATTAATTTTTTGCCCTGTAAGTTTTGATCCTTCATATCTAGGATTTTTCCACCCATCTAAATCTAAAAGAGCATCATCGAACTCTACGCTAAAACTTTTTGTAACTGTCATATTTTATTAATTTGATTTGCCACGGTGTATAGGGCCTATTGAAACAAAATCATGTTCTTTTCCATTATCTAAACTCCTATAATACCTACTAGATACTTTTCCTTTCGTTACATTCCCTAAAAGGGTATTTGATCTATACGCTATATACCCTACTGGCTGTGAACCTGAGTAGGGGGTTATAGGTGCTTGAGCTCCTATTTGTGGTTCATCTAATACATAACTATTAACATTTATAGTTACATTAGTTCCTATTTCTTCTCTTTGACCTGTGCTTCCTGTTGTAAAAGATAAGTTGTTTGTAGAAACTGGTGAGCCTTCTAAGCTGAATGCTTTTTCGGGATCTATTTGAAATTCAAATGTTTGATATGAACTTGAATTCATTGTTTGACCATAGTCAATTACAGGTACCTCTCTAGCAAATTTATTTCTTTCAAGATAATGTGGTTCAATTAAAAGACCTGTTTTAAGGTTAGCTTTCATAGGAACCCATTGTTCTATTATTTTAAATAAAGTATGATCAATATATTGAATAAGTTTAATATAATCCCAGTAGTTATATCTTCTATTTACTTTTTTAAAGTAAGTGTCTTTTAAATCTTTTAAATCAGCATAATCATCTGCGGTTTGTACTGAAGGAAGAGGCGAACCAATGTAATCATCCATTCTAAACGCACCTAAAGTGTAAATTATATCTTCATTAATTTCAGTTGTTGGAGAGAAGAATACACCTAAATCCTCAAAATCTTGAGGTTGTCTATCTAATGTTGATGTTTCTGATTTGATTTTTGAAGATAAAATATCATCATTAATTGTGCCAGTGTCAATTCTTACCTTTTCAGAAGTCATTGATGCTCCAACAGTATCTGGGGTTGGAAGGTGGTGGGTTTCAATTACTTCCTCCCATTGTTGAGTAGTCATTGAACTAGAAACCCCACCTGGTATAAAGGTAGTATTTATATTAGGGTGAAAGCTTGAACTATCTTCTATATCGTTTGAACCTAAAGGTAATCTTAAAACTAATCCATCATAAGAGGATGTAATAGTATTACCTGCATACATAAAGGGTTCTAAAGCGTGTTTTGTAAGTGTATCATGTGATAATAATTCACTAAAGTGATATCTTACTTCTTGAATAGATCCTGAGTATCTTAAATCATCTAGATTATCATAAAAAGTATGTGAATTAGAAGGCATTCCTCCAATGTAAGCAAAAGATGCTCCATTAAAGGTACTATAATTTGCTGAAAAGACTGGTGATAGGGAAGGGGTACCGTCTGAATATCCTATATAATAGGATATGTTTTTATTAAAATTGGATTGATATGCTCCAAATTCAATTAGACCGAGTGGTGTAGATCCTATATGTATATTCCAAAATTTATTATTATATGCAGGGAAATATGAAGAGAATGCTTCTAAGGCTCCGCTTTGATATAATTCTAACCTTCCATAATTTTCTGAATCTCCTGAAGAAGATATATCATTACCTATGTAAGGCTTTAATATTAAAATTGGATCGTGTTCAGGTTGGTGGATATTGTTTAGTTTAGATCCTGATAATGTAATTAAATGATAATTATCATCTGATCTTACTGGTTTTATTCTAAATTGTACTGTTTTTTCTGATGCTTCAAAAGTAGAAGAAACATTAGATCCACTTGTAAAACCTGTTTTTATAAAATAACCACTCGTCCCTGAGTCTCCTTGTAAAGCCAATCCTGACTTCTCATAGCTAAATGTTTGATAAGTTGTTTTATCAGATGTAGAACCACCATATTCTTTTACATTTAATAGTGTTGAAGGTACACCATAACAACTCATTAGTGCTTTTAATCCCCTTTCTGTTCCTTTAGTTTTTAGGAGGTAGGGGGCATTATGGTATAATCTCTTCCAAATATTTTTAGTAATATCATTTTTTGGAATAGAACCATCATTTGAGGCAGTCACTAAGGTTTGAGTAGCTGGTGAATTATAAAAAGTACTACTACCTGTACCATGTCCTAAAATATATTCAATTAAATTTGAGTTTTCAAATTGATCGAAAGTATCTATTCCTAAACTTTTTAATTGAAAATAAACTAAATCCTTTGATATACCTCTTGTTTGATGGGTGTCATTGATTTTAGTTAAATGATCAATATGTGTCCATATTTGGTCAAAATGCTGACCAATCATATTAATAAACGTTTTATAAAAATCGTTAGATGGATTGTCAGTTATATGATGGGGGATTAATTCAACTAATGCATAATCATTTTGTCTATCAAAAATAGAAGCTGATAGTAATTGACCACCATATGAGAGATAAGTGTCTTTTTCACTTCCTAACCATGTTTGGGCTTCTGAGGAGGTTACAGAATATAAAGTATAAGGAGTAGTTAAATCTGATTTAGGCCAAGCATACGCTCCTGAAGTATAATATAAAAAATACTCATAACCATCTAAGCCTTTAAGTAAATTGGTTTTTTTAGTATTAATTAAATCTTTATTGTTTAAAACAGATATAGATGATGAAGTATCACCTGTGATATTATTTATATTTACTAATTGGCTGTCATATAATTCAATTAATTTTACCTTATATTCAAAGTTCTTCAATCGCTCAACGGCACTACTAAAATGAACAAAATTTTCAAAATGTGTAGGAATGTCTATAGCTTCTAAACTTTCAGAAACAGGTCTTATATAATCATAAGTTATTTCTGGTACTTCATTTTCTTCTAATTTAGATAGAAGATTTTGATAAGAGGATGTAAGATTATATTCTAAAACATCATCATATGATTTAAAAGAAGAAGGTATACTATTATTTAATCTAACATCTATTTTAAAATTAGGGCCTTGAAGAGGAATGCTAGTATCTAAAATTTGTGGCTCCCCCAAATCAATATTAAAAGTGATTGGGTTAGTTATTTCTTCTCTTATACTAAAAGTATCCCTTAAATTTATTTTTGGGGGAAGCGGTTCTAATAATTTTATTAAAAGCTCATGTTTATTAGGATGTGTATTTAATAAAATATTTACTCCTAATATATTTTGATCATTACCAAAATTTAAAATAAAATCTTTAAAAAATATTGATGACTCTATTTCTCCAATAAAAGATCGAGCGTTTGGATCTAAATCTGAATTTGGTTTTGTAGTAGTTACCCTTAATTCTTGTCTAGAGTTTGAGATTTCTTTAAGTGAGAAGGGATTTGTAGAAACATTAAATATTTTTTTTCTTTGAATATTTAAAACTACTTTATATTTTCCACTAGTAAAACCTTTTTCCTCTAATATATTATTAGGACTTATATTTAATTCTGTAGAAAGAGATTCTAATGTGCCTTCTGGAAAACTATAGTCTTTAAAATCATAATCAGATGAAAGTAAATTACCATTAGTATTGTAAATGTGTAATTCTACTATATCTTCTGGATATCCAAATTTTCTTGATAATTCTCTAGAAGCTACGCTATTATTTAAATTTAATCTATCTGCCATATCCTCCTGAATTATTACTACTTTCTCTACCTCCACCATTTCCTCCTGAATTTCTATTATTATTTCCCTCCATAGTTGTTGTTTCTAAACCACTTATTATATCTTCTTTAGTTATAAGACCTGCTGCTTCTTTTTCATCTAAAAGATCTCTAAGTTGAACTAATTGTCCCTCTGATAGGGTTAAAGCATCTAAACTTATTCGAGTTGAAGTAAAATTTTGAGTTTCTGATATTATAGTATTAGATAGCATGTCCTGATAGAAGTTTAAATCATATTCATATTCTATACCCCATGTATTGTTAGGAGGTTTGGGGGCTGAGGGTATTCCTGCTATAGTATTAGGTTGAAGAATTAATACTTGTTCTTCATAATTTTCCGTTATCCCTTTAATGGTCATTATAGTCCTTATTAAATCCCACCCCTTTATACTTCTTTTTTTTCCTCCCTCCATAATATAAACAGATGACCCATCGTAAACACCTGTTGATATAAAAGTTCCATTACTAAAAAATGGATGCTCTTGATCATTATCACTTGATAATTCTTCTTCTAAATCTTCTATTCTATCTATAAGGGCATCTATTTGAGCATCTTTAGGATCAACATAATCTCTTATATAATCTGTGCTTCTTTGAATAAAAGTTGTGTGGGAACTGTCTCCTTCTTTAGATATATCATAAAATAATTCATTATATAAACTAAATAATCTTTCAACATTAACTGGCTCTTTAGTTCTAAATAATTCAGAGAAAGATTTATCAATCATATCTCCAGCGGATTTAGCCCCATATACTTTTTTATTTAACTGTATGTTAGCCATTATCTAATTACTTTAAAATGATGTTTTTCGTCGTAAATAGTAGTTCCATCATGATTAATGTGTTTAAATAAAATGCGATAGTATCTTTCAGGTTGAAGACTCTTCATATAAATATTGAAATGCATTCCTTCAGAATCGGCACTCATTTTAGTAAAATTATCATCAAAAGGGATGACTTCTTCTTCTGTGTGGGCGTCTCTTATACTATAATATGAAGATGTTGTAAAATATCCTGTATTTAAATAATTTGAAGATGAAGCGAATTGTCTTGTTGG